GGACGAACGCGGTGAATGCACAGTGAACCTCTTGGCTTTCACCCCGACCGGCTTCGTGCAGAAGTCGAGCGTCCACCACAAAGACGATCCGGCCCTGCTGGAGAACCCGGGCTGGGAAGCACTGGGCTGCTGGGACTACGCCCCCCTCACAACGCTCATTCACAAGTTGGCGAACAATGGCCAAGCAAAGCCTGCCGGAAAGTAATCCGCTGCGCCAACTTGTTCGCACTTGGACGAAGAAGTTTGAGGCGGCGATCAAATACAAAAAGCCCTTCGCAGATGATGCGAAGGAGGCGGCGCTCTTCTACGACGGCGACCATAACTGGATGTGGAAGGACGCCTACGCCCGTGGTGAACGTGGCTACAACAGTTCGATCGCTCCGCCCGCGTTCCGGATGCAGGTCAACAAGGTCTTTGAGCTGATCGAGATATTCGGGGCCGTCATCTACCACCGCAATCCCGTGCGGACGGTGACGGTGCTGCGACAGCCGGACCTGCCGCCGGAGGCCTATGGCCTGCCGGCAGACATGAGCATGTTGTCGCCCGAGCAATCTCAACTCATGGCGGTCGCCCAGGCCGACGCCGAATCCCGCATGAGCCGGGACATCGCCCGGCAACTGCTGGAAGCGTATCTCAACTACACCCCCAACGAACTCGATCTCAAGCGTCAAGCAAAGAAGTTCGTGAACGAAGGGCTGATGAAGGGCATGGGCGTGCTCTGGCCTGAGCTGGTCGAGATCCCCGGCGAACAGCCCATTCGGATGGTCGGAAGTTTCTACGACTCGGTCGACAACCTGCTGATCGACCCCGACTTTGACAACATGGACGACATGCTCTGGTGCGCCCGACGCTGCGTCCGACCACTCGAGGAGGTTGCCTCCGAGTACGGCATCCCCGAGGAAGAACTCGGCAAGCATCTCGACGGCAATACCGAGATCAAGGCTGACAACGAGCCGAGATCCTCGAAACGAAAGACCGGACAGACCCAAAGGCTCGTCACGTACTACAAGGTCTGGAGCAAGTGCGGCGCCGGCGACCGATTCAAAGACGCACCGGAAAAGAGCCGGGGCATCTTCGACTCGCTCGGCAAATACTGCTACCTCGTCATCTGCGAGGGCGTCGATTACCCACTCAACCTCCCGCCATCGGTTTTGCAGGAGGAAATCGACCCGCAGGCCGGCATCCCTCAAAGCGTGATGCTGCGCACCGCGTGGCCGGTGCCCTACTACGTCGATCCCGGGGGATGGCCGTTCGTGCCGCTCGCCTTCCACCCGAAGCCCGGATATGCGTGGCCCATCTCCCACATTAAGCCGGGGGTGGCTGAACTTCGGATGCTGAACTGGGGAATGTCCTTCCTCGCAAGCCGCATCGCCACGAGCTGCGAAACGATCATCGCGGTTCAGAAAGCAGCGGACCAGGAACTCAAGGATCAACTGCTTTCTCCGAGCGAGGGCGGGTTCAAGATCATTGAACTGGCCGAGCTGCTTGGCCGGCGGATCGAGGACGTCATCAGCACCTTCCAGATGCCGCAGGTGACGAAAGACCTCTGGGACATTTTGACCGCCGTGGCGGAGCAGTTCGCCCAGCGCACCGGACTCACCGAACTGGTTCATGGATACACACGTGCCCAGTTCAGAAGTGCCGCCGAAGCAACAATCAAGCAGGAGAACGTGGCGGTCAGGCCCGACTCCATGGCGAACGAGCTGGAAGACGCCATGTCTACGCTGGCCCGCCGTGAGGCTCTGGCCGTGAGGTGGCTACTCGAGCCGAACGACGTCGCGCCGGTGCTTGGCCCGATGGGCGCGATCGCGTGGGAGCAGCACGTCGCAAAGCGAGATCTGACGAGCCTCACCCGGGACTTCCTGTTCCGGGTCGAGGCCGGCAGCGCGCGCAAACCGAACAAATCGAGCCGCGTCGAGCAGATGACGCTGGCCGTTCAAACACTGGGGCCGATCTTGGCTCCGCTTGCAACCGGGGGGGTAGTCGAGCCTTTCAACGCCCTAATGAGGGACTGGGCGATGAGTCTCGACATCGATGCAACACCGTACCTCATCCCCCCGCCGCCCCCCCCGCCCGAAGCGCCGCTCGGCCTGCCACCCCCTCCCGCGGGCCCGCAGGCTGCTTCGGCGGGGGGCGGTTTGCCGCCGGAACTGACCGGCTAAGTGCGGTGGGATGCACTCCAAGGTGCTCCCATGCAAGACGTGCCAGTGGACATTCAGCGAGCCGGCTCTCAGGCAGTGCGCATGTATGCGCGGCTGTTATCGGAAGGATACGGCCACCGTTGGGCAGAGATGTGCGCGCTGCAGCAACCCCCGGGCGTGAAGGGTACCGATCGAGCCGTCATGCAGGGCCGCTACGCCGAGCAATGGCTCGACGATATGCCTACAGATCAAGCACAGCGAATCACGCGTGAAGCCCGCGCCGCCGGCATCAACATCAGCGGCAAATACTACTGCTCCGGCTTGGCGGACAAGCGGGCTCACTGTGATCCAGCCGCTTGGATCGATAGCGCCGCCGACATCAAGAAAGTTGCCCAGGCCCGGAACCTCAACGTCCGGGGGATCGTTGAGCACCAGGGCGTTGCCGAACCGCCTCCGCCCGCGAAGCCGCTGAGCGATCGGCTCGTCCGAAAACTGTCTGCGGTCGAGCGAAGAAATCATCCCGGCAAAAGCAAGGGGGAACTGCGGGAGATCGTCATCGACAAATACGCACCGAAGTGGAGGCGGAAATGACATTCACCGCTCAGGACGTCGTCGATCACCTGCTCACTACCACCGGAGGCGGAGCGCAGGATGGCGAGCACCGTGCCGTTCGACAAGCCGTCATCCACGGTGTCCGGGAGGTCTTTCAGACCCGTCAATGGCTCTGGCATACGAAGACGGGCTACTTCACGACGCAGCAGATCAGCACGACGGCAACCGCCATCACAAGCGGAAGCAACCAGATTACGGTTGCCAGCGCGACGGGCATGGTTGTTGGTCGGCTTCTCGACATCTCCGCGGAATACTTTTCCTACCCCGTGCGGATCACTGCCATCAGCGGCACGACGGTCACGCTCGATGCAGCTGCCAAGAAAACGAAGGGAGCCGAAACCGTCACCGTCCTTGTGCAGACGTACTACGACCTGCCTCCAGATCTCAAGGACATTGATGCCCTTGTGACCGACACCGTCGGCACCCTGCATTGCTACATCACGCCGCAAGAGTGGCAGCGGCTAGAAACCAACTCTCGGGGCAGCGGAGAGCCTTACTACTACACCCTCATGCGGTCCGACGTGAACCCGGACCGGTACCAGGTGCGATTCGTGGGAGTGCCGCAGAACGCTACGGTCGTTCACTACACCTATCGGTACATCCCCAAGATCGTGAAATACATGGGGTACGAGCCCGTGTGCCGCAAAGGGCTGGTGTCGGTGACAGGGGCCACGGTCACTGGGACAGCCACTCAGTTCCCGACTGATTGTGCTGGTGCCGTCATGCGATTCGGAACAGCGACGACGGAGGCGGACCCGGTCGGAGCACTAAACCCGTACCAGCAGGAACGGGAGATCGCGTCACGACAGAGCGATACCGGACTGACGCTCACCGCCGCCATAACCGGCACCATATCCGGCAACGTCAAGTACGCGATCAGCGACACCATCGACTGCTCGCCGCAGATGTATACGGCGATCCTCTCGGCCACCGAGATGTGGTACGCCCGGCTCGCCGGGAAGTCCGCGATCGAGGCCGTCCAACTGTTCAACCGCGACCTGCGGCTTGCCATGGAGAACGACGTCGTGTCGCCGCTCTCTGGCCGGCCTCGGATGCTCGACTATCCCACGGCCCGCTCGATGGGCTGGAAGTCGGCACAACTTCCAGACCAGGGGTGAGCCATGCGCATCGACAAGTGGCTCGGGGCCGTTCCCAGCGTCAGTCCGTATGCCCTGCCGCCAGGAGCCGCGGTCAAGCAGAACAATCTTCAGATTCAGCGACCCGGGGAACTGGTGCCACGGGCCGGCATGGAGGCGGTCTACACAGCGAAGGACTACGACGAAATTATCGGTGTGTACCGCGTCAGCAACGGCGGCAGCGTATCCGACACGCTCATCGTCGCCTCCAAACCAAACGCGAACACGACACAAATTCGCTACCTGTCTCCCGTCCCCAGCGGAAACGAGAACCAATGGACGGTCACGACCGTTCACACCGCCACGACTTCGTCACGAGAAAGCCCCACGTTCTGTGAGGATAGGCACGGTCGCATCCACTGCTTTTTCGGCAATGGAGTAGCGCCCGTCGTCACCACGAGGACAGCTGCCTCTGCCCAACCGATCGGCTTGCCTGCCCCCACCGTGGCTCCGGCCGTCACACCGACCGGCAACGGCTACTTCATTGAGCGAGTGGACGTCATCAACGGCGGGGGCTCCTACTGGGCGCCGCCGCCCGTCGTGATTACCGGTGGATCACCGACCCGCCCCGCGCGGCTCAAGACGATTATCCAGGGCGGCGCCGTGGTGGCCGTCGACGTAATCGACGGCGGGGTGGGCTACTCGAGTCCGCCCACGCTGACGGTCAACGAGGCTGGGGTCAAAGGCGTCGGGTTCTTGGCCTACGGGGTCATCGGAGTGGATCCGGGCTTGCAGGGCTTCGAGCCGACTGTCGTGACGACGGGCAACCTGACCAACGCCGGCACAAGCGTCGCCGGTGTTGCCAATATCACTCCGATCAAGGTCGGGATGAATGTGCGCGGCACCGGCGTCCAGTCATCAACGGTGGTCAGCAGCGTGTCCGCGTCGACCAACAGCTTCGTCATGGACAAAGCGGCAACCCAGACGCTCTCGGCCCAGCAACTCGTCATCAACGGCGCGACCATTACGGCCACGACCAACACCGCCCTGTCTCATGGCTACGACCTCACGACCGGATCGGTCAGCATCGCTTACCTGTCGGGCAGCACGACCCAAGGCGTGAGCGCGACCTTCGACACCGCCTCGCAACGCTGGTCCGCCCTGCTGCCTCTCACTCCCGGAACAGGCTCGACCGGCAGCGGTGCGTTTGCCCGCTTCGAGTTCACGGCATTGGTAGACGGCCTGTCCTACGGCCTTGGTGGAACGCAGGACACTACATGGCCTGTAAGGCCCAGTGGGGCGTTTTTTGGCAACTCCACCAACACGATGCTGACGCCGACCAATGCTTCACCGTACACGGCCACCGACTACTGGCGAGACACCGACGACAACACGGCATACCAAGCGAACAACACTGGTTCGTTCAGAAACTTCTTTCAGCAATACAAGTGGACAAGAAACAACCATGATTTCTTTGCCGCACTCGCCCCGAACTTTCTGATCCGCTTCCACAAACGCCGCGAGTACGAAGCCCGCTTCCGCAACGTGCTCAATGGCGTGCCCCAGAACCCGTACACGCTCTACGCGGACTTCTACACGTACGACTACAGCAAGATTTCGCTGCGGTACTACACGGGGCCCCGCGATCAGATCGAAACTGCGAACGACACGGAAGACAAGTGGACGTGGACGACCGCAACGGTGCAGGTCGCCAACGGTCAACCATTCATCGACGTGGAGTTGTCGCCGTCTCTCAAGACGGGTACCACGCCCTACCTGACGTATGCCGGCTACCAGACGCCGATCGTCCGCATCTACCTGAGATACTGTCCCGATTCCTGGCTGAATGTCAGCACTACCGGCGACGGAGCCAATGCGTGCTGTTTGGGCTGGCA